CTCTTCTACTGCTTGTCGAGGTTCATACCCAAAGTGATCTGCCATCGACTGGAACATCTGAAGATGTCCATCGGTGATACCAGCCGGCAGTTCTGGTCGCTCGCCGTCTTCCGTTTCGGCGGTCTCTCCAGGTGTGATGCCTCTCAACTTCACGAGCGTGTCCAGCATTTCCGTCTTCAGATCATTGAACTCATTTTGCTGCTGCGACATCCGGCGTTGCTCTGCACGGAGAACTCTAGCCGCCGCAGGATCTGTATCGTCGAGCCTTCTCAGCACGACATCAGTTCCCTCGCGGGGAACCTCCCTACCGCCAACCTCGTCTTCTCCATCTTCTTCTCTGCCAACCGCATCTAGCTCATCCAGCACTGCATCATTGTCGACAGGCTCTTCATCGAGCAAAGTCGCAAATGCATCCTCTTCTAACTGCGTTGCTTCTGTCATATCACTATCTCCGCCTTAAGGTAGGAGAGGGCCAGCCCTCTCAATATCCCAGCCACTCGAAAAGATCTCGGACCGTAATAAATCCATCTTCGAACAGATCATCAAACTCCTTGTAATCTACATCACTTGCGCCAGTTTTATCGAACCACTCTCCTGCGTCATCTAGCAGCCCATGCTTCCTAAGAACAAGCTCCACCCCCTTACTACCCTTCTTTAATCGAGTGGTTTTCGGCGACAAGGACGTCGCTTGAACTGTCTCACGACTCAGGAATCCAGACGCCAATAGAGTCCTTACATCTTCCACTCCTGTTGAGACGCCTTTGTCTCTTAGCATCGACCGTAGCTTATTATAAGCTCTCTGTATATCATCACGCTCATCTACATTAGCCTCGAGCAACTCTGACTTCGAAGTTTTGAATGCGTCTAGAAGCTGACTCTCTGACAGATTCTTCAGATTAGCTCCTTTATGGTCGAATATCTGATCCATCACCCACGAGTAGACATCCTCACCCTCGAATGGAGAATTCGATCCAGGCTTCGTCAGATCCAATGCCGCCTTCTTCACCCCTGCCATGATCTCATCGACGATCTCTGTCGCATCATCAAGAGCCACTCCACTCTCTTGCAGAAGCTTAATAGCAGTGGGACGATTCATCCCACCCTTCCAGAATTCTGAAGGCAGCCTCTGCGCTAGCTCCGTAGACCCTAAGTCAAGAGCAAAAAGAGGATGATCTTCTTTGACGACTTGTGGGGTCTTCGCCATATCCGCAAGAGACTCAGGTATATCGCTTCCCTTAGTCGAATCGTCCAACTTTTTCAGCTTTGCTTTAAGCGCCGAGATCCCCAACAGCCCTGATAGGTCCTCATCTGCTTTCATTTTATTACCTTGCTCGATCAAGTCAACCAAGGTTTGACGAAGTTTTGCTATCTTCGCAGGATCTCCCTCTTCAATAATCCGATCGATGTCACTTATCAGATCCTCTGAGAGAAGGCCGCTCAATTCATCGGCTACTTCCTTCAAGGAGTTATCCCAGTAGGCAGGGTCCGATATATTTTCACCCTCCTCTGGTAAATGCTTAAGCGACTTCTTCAAATAGTCAGACACCCACTCATATATATTTCGTTCTGAAACATCTAGAAACGCAGTGTCAAATCGATCAAGTGCATCTATCGCTTCCTGCGCGGATTTCTTCGTAGCCAGATGCATAAACTTACCAAGATCATCCACATCAAAGCCCTCGATATGGATCTCAATAACTCTAGATTCGGTGTCTTCACTAAAGAACTTAAACCCACTTGCCTGAGCCTCTAACTCATCATCTCCAAACTTCTTTATCGCACCAGTACCGAACGCTCGAAAGTTGTGAACTGCTTTCTTTAGGAAATCTAGCTGCGCTGACTGATTATCCCCGTAAAGTTTATAGCCTGCGTCCGACTTAGTGAAACCATACCACCTTGAGAAATGCTCTTCCATGTCACGGAAGTCCTTAGGTGTTAGGCCCAGCTCCTCGAACTTTGTCACCAGTCCCCAAAAGTTTTTATCTCCTTCTCGCCCAAAACGAGAACTATAATCTTCAATCGCTCTTCTGACATCCAGAGGAAGACCTTCTAGAAATTGATCCATATCGCCAAAGTTCTCATACGGGCGAAATCTTTCTAGAATCTTCTGGGATTCGGAAATAGACTCCTTATATTCCCTCTTTACATTAGCCGCAGTGGACTCCCAATCTTCGAACCCCAGACTGTCTAGCTTCTTCCTAACCATATCCATCGAACGCTTGTACAACTGGAGCTCGTCTGTTCCTAATATCGACTCATCAAAATTCTCCAAGGCCCTCAGAGCCTCCTTAAGGCCTTTAGTAGTACTGGCCTCCATCAGCTCTAACAAGTCAGCAGTTAGACCAGGTATCTGTATCCCGATATCATCGTCTTCCGTACCCTTGAGTTTATCGAAGTAAGGAACGGCATCTGGGCGTCCATGCATATACTCATACGTATCATCTAATCCCTTCTGCAGTTTCTTCAGCTGTGCAGGCGTCAGATCCTTGCCCTTCTTAATAGCGTCTATAATGGACTCAAATCCTGAGGGAAAACTATCTATAAACTCCTCAACCACATCCACATCAACACCATGCCCAGGATAAGAAGATTGTGGCCCTTTAGCAAACTGACCACTAATATGAGTCCACACATCTTCTAGATCCCATTCCCGTATTGGATCCCAATACTGCGACGGCAGCTCTTCGATTTCGCCCTCAGCAATAGCTCTCTTGGCGGCGTCGGACATCTGTGATCCAGGCGGACCTTTTATACGACTAGGTGACCGCGATGACTGACCACCTGGTAGTACCTCTCTAGACGGCGCCATCAAAGGCGCTTCAGCTCCTTGGAACGGCAACGGCGGCGGCGTCGCTTGACCGACATGCTTCTTCAGCCATTCATTTAGAGTCTTTATTTGGTCATCGTCGAGGTCCCTACCCAGCCGAAGAGCCTGTAGAACTATTCTATTTGCTTTATCCTTAGGGTTCTTTCTATATATCTCTGCTAGCTTGTCCAGCGTCACGCCCTGCTGATCCAGAACCTCGACGATATCCTCGGTCGGAGCTCCCGCCTTGAATTGAATACTGACGGAGGGCGTAGACGCGGCCTTACTCGAACTTCCTATATCAGCGATCGCATCCGCTGCAGACACTCCTTGCGTCTTACGGCGCTGGATAGCCTTAAGAAACCTATCCACTCTAGCTGGGATAGCAATGCCCGTCTTGAATAAAGTCGGCGCTAATTCGAACGTAGGCGGAAGCCCCTCAGCGGCTTGCATAGCGACATCTACTGTTGGGCCGAGCGGCAACCTCGGTATCGCTTCCGAGACTCTAGCCGCCCCCATCGCCGCTATCCGCAAGGCGTCCTTCTGCTTACGAAGCTGCTCTGCCAGCGCCCGAACCATCAGCGGATTCGTCTTCTCTAAATACCGCACATAGGACTCAGTAGTCCATCCCTCAACACCAGCGATATCTTGCAGGCCTAATCCGCCAGGCTCTCCAGCGAAGATCTTCCGCTCTTCCTCCGCAATACTCGTGAGCCGAGGACGAGGTACGGAAGGCAGAACAGTCCTCCCCATCGTCGTCCGAGTCTTGTCCGCGATAGCTAACTGTGGGGATATATTCACACGAGTGGGCATTTATTCCAACTTGTCGTTTCCCTTATACTCCGGCAGCTCGCTCATCTTCTTCGAATTAACTACTCGACCGTTATCGTCGTGCGTGTTGATAGTTGGGTCGCTTGGCACAAAGGGTTTGAACTTCTGGCCTTTCAGTGGTTGCTTCTCCATCTGATGCGGGGCCTTCGTGTCATGGTTTCTAGCGCCGCCTACGTGGTCTCCTGCTTCAACGACTCCCAAGGTCGCCATAACTGCCTTGCGCTCCGATCGAGAATTGATGTCGCAACCGAGTCCTTCGTCGTAGTATGCCTCGAATGTGTCGACCCCAAAAGACTCAGGAATTCGTTCGAGAACAGCCCCGCATTCACAAGGGATGGGAACACGACGATCTTCGACGTCTCGTCGCTCATCAATTTTCCTCTGGCAGCTTTGGCACTCGAATGTATAGATCGGCATCGCTTACTTTCCGACTTCCCTTGAGGTATAGTCAAAGACAGGAACGACACTGGCAAGTTTATCTTTCTGTGGCCGAGACTTGCCGTTGTCGTGAGTAACCCTCGCCCCACGATAGGGAAGAATCGTTACCTGAGCTCCAACGTCCAGCAGCTCTCCAACAGATATCATATCGCTTTCAAGAAAACGAATACATCCATGAGACACAAAGCCCTTATTAATGAAGCCTGTTCCTTCAGGATTAACGTCCTTCATAGCGTGCGGGCCATGAAGACCGTATCCAGATCCTCTCTTCTTCGGAGCGCTTAGCCCCATCCACAAGGGACCGTATCCACCCTCCACATCCCCATAAGGAACTTCGTTAATGATCTGCCAAGTCCCCACTGGAGAGAAGTACTTCTTCCCGTACTGCGTCCCAGTGGTATCCCCGGTACCGATAGCGAAGCGCCGCATCTCTTTTCCATCCTCTACAATCCATGCTTCGTTGCTATTAGGATCGATAAAGAGTTCTCTAGGAGATGTTGGATTCGCCTGAGCTTCTAGCGAGTCGACCGTGACAATAGCTTCGTCATCAGGAGGGGTAAACTCCCCAATAGCCTGAGTAGTCGAATCAATCATCGCCTTGAGCGAGCCCTTCTCTTTTTCCAGCCTCGGCATCTTATCGGGCTGCATTTCCTCTGGACGCTCCAGCCTTTTTGCTCTCCTCGACTCATCGTCTGAAGGCAATTTAATCTGCGGCGACTGAGGAGGCGTCTCTGGCAACGGGGGCAGTTCTGTAAGCTGCGTTGCTTGACGCGTCGTCTCCGCTATTGTAGGACGTTGCGTCATCTGACTATCTATAGTCTTAGGCTTCGGAGCATCGAAGCGCCGACTCTCTAAAACTGCTCCGATCGGCTCAGACGCTGGAGGCATAGACTCCGCCGGCTTGGGACGTGCTGGTGCCGCCTTCTGCACAGGAGCCGTCGAAGTCGGGGCTGGCGTCGTTGTATGCTTAGCTACCACAGGCGGAGTATGCGTCCGTGGAGGCCTCTCGCCCCCACTAATCGTCTTCCTAGCTACGACTCCACGCTGGTTGTCAATGAGAATCATCTCCTTTCCACGCCTAATCCAGTGCCTACCAGGACCAGGGTCACCTACGTTTTTGAACGGATCTCCGGAAGTACTCCCCCCTGAGCGATTGACCGCGTTCTTGGTCGCGGATGCTACTGCAGGCCACGGACTATTAGTAGGCATTATCTGCTCTCATTGCCTTCTTGGTCTTACTAGCTACCGTCGGCAACTTCCCACCCTCATCCCCAGCTAAGAACTCCTTAATCACCTTCAATGAGAGACCAAGCTGCTTTCGTAGCTTCGGATCATTCTTCGCTGCATGGAACAGCGCTCTTTGCTTTGAGCTCTTGAAGGGCATTGACTTCTCCACCATCTGGTCTCTGGTCAGGCTCATCCTGGTCCCGAAGACGTTAGAAGGCTGACCAAGGGGGCTCCCGCTCATACGACTACCCTACCCACGAAGGACCTCTCCGCTCTGCCTGCCTTCGTTCGGAACATCTCTATTCATCGAGTCAGGCTTAATACCGCCCTCTCCTCGGCCGGTCGTCCTAGACTCTTGTACCAACTCCTGCAGTCTCGGATCACGGACTATCGGATTGCCCTGCTCATCGAACTCCAGCAGTCTCTTCTCCTCCAACATAGCCGTCGCCGCTTTAATCATGGGCAGGATCTCCTCAACTAGCTGCTCATCGAATCCACGAACCAGCAGTCTACGAGCAAGCTCCGGCAAGTTCGGCGGCAAGCCCCAGATCTCTACGAACATCGGAGTCATGCCCGAGAACAGATTGAGCAAGTCCATCCACTGACTCCGCTCCACCGCTAGCGAGGTCGCATGAGACGTGATGTCCATCGTCATGAGATACTCACCTTTAGCCATGTCAGCGGATATACTCAGGAATTTGTCCGCATTCTTGTCCACATTGAACAGTTTTTTCGGTCGGAACTGAGCATCCATCTGCCACATCTTCCGAGCCTTGCGAACCTGGAACTCACTGATCAAAGAGCTCTTTCGATTCTCCCGACTCGTGTTCCGCTTCTCGATAATGTTCGCTTCTGTCGCCGAGTCTGGATTAGGAGTCCGTCCTGGCTGAGGAGTCCCGAGCGCCCTGTCGAACATTGCCATCAGAGTGTTGAGCATCTCACCCTTCTCTGGCGGCACTTCATGGAACGGCAGCGGCATGATCGCCTTGCCAATCGATGAGTCCATCAGCCCAGGCACCTCAATAACCGATCCATCCGGCGCATTAATAAGCTGCTGAATCTTCTCCGTATTCAGGCCGGAGGCCGGATCGACCACCCAGATATTCTTCTGCTTCCGAATGACTGAAAGGTTAGCGTCGAGGACTTCATTGACGAGAGCCTGAACTGTATCACCACCACCTAGAAGTATCGTTGGCTTATGAAACCATCTTCGCAAGCCGGGAGTAAAACTGAGCGTCTCCACCGGATAATCGTCGAGGCGGTCATAAGGCCACTCTTCCTCATAATTCAGAAACTTCTCGCTGCCCTCTGCAATGTTCAGCACAATGTCTCGATACTTCCCCTGCCCAACTGGGAAGTTCTTTGCCCACAGCTCCCACCCTCTCACCATGTCGAATCCGTCGTAGTCTGCCCCATCCTCCTTGGATGGAGAATCGAGCCACCGACTAGGCTTCAGATCCTTCGTATTCTCAAAGTTCGGATCTCCCTGCACTTCTTCCAGCGGAAGCTCCCAACCAAAGGCGCACCATCGTGCGTCCTGTGGCCCTTCCATGCTCATCAGATCTGTAATAAACTGATCCGACGGCCACCATATACCAAAGGGGCTCTCATGATGTACATTCGTGTTAGGATCAGGACTCTTCCTATCTAGAAACGCTTTATGTAGATCAACATGAGATTGAACTACTCCCTCCACAGCGGAGGCTATATCCTCACTCATGCCGAGGAGCCCACCTTGGAGGATCTGCGTGTGGACGTCTATGTGGTGACGATGGTCTTGATCTTCCTCGACCCTGGTCACTTCACCTACGGCCAGAAAAAGGTTTTCCTCCAGGGGGTCCTCGAACACGAGTTCTGCGCCCACCCCCGGCTGGAGTAGCTCGTGTCTTGCACGCTCCATATCCTGAGTGTAGCCCAGCTTCGCCACCCCATAAGGGAAGAGAAAGGCGCTCAAAGCGACTCGCTCATCCACACGGAGTTGGTTCGTCTCTCGATACCGGTAGTTCACAATCTTGCTCTGACCCTGAGCCATATTCAAACTTTGTGGGTCGCTCGGATCAACAGGCAGCGATGCTCGCCGATCCTCAGCAAAGCTCTGGAAAACAGGCTCTCTATCGAGCATGTTCGAAAGGCTCTGATCAATGTAGCCATAGACAATCCCGGACTTGGTTCGAGCAGTTACCTCATCCTGACTCATCGGACCGCCTGCAGACGCTTCCCTAGCCGTCGTCGGCTCGTTGTAGTACTGATCCGCTAACGTCTCGCTCGCTGCAAAGAGCGGCTTCAGCTGCCCGACCGTATAGTCAATGCGGGTCGACCAGAACTTAACTCTCTGATCCTCGCGTCGTGGATAGCTCATTTAGTCTCTAACTCATTCGTTAGTCTACGTAAGACTCTGGCCACTCTATGTCGCCTACGGGCGCTAACATCGGCGCTTCCTTCACTGGAGCAATCCCCGCTCTTCTAAGAGCGCTCCTATGCATCAGATCATCGAAGGTGTGGGAAGCCTGCGTCAAGACCGGAATACCAATCTCAGGCACCGGCTCTGCCTTCTGTCCTCTTAGCTTATTCAGCTGCATCCCGATCAGAGTCAGCGCATCAACTTGGTCATCGTACCGACCACGGGGAAAGCGACTTAACTCATGCTCAAGCGGACCCAGCCACGGAGCACTCATAGGCACATGCACATATCCCATCTGCATTGCGCCAGCTATTGATCCAGCTCGATCAGGAGAGTCCTTGCTGCCAAAACCTGCGACTGATACGTCTTGGAGAATGGTCCAAAGCTTCTCGTCCTTCATACGCTTCCTCAGGACTGGACCAATCGCCTTACTCAAAACTACCCGCTCATTAAACCACTTAAGCGGCTTTCGCTTCTCGTTCTTCATCAGCTGCAGACAAGCCTCGACTCCATCGATTATATCTGTCTGCTCTCGAAACAAGTCCGTGAGGTAGATATGACCACGCTCACACACTCCAAACACCAAGTGGACAGTGTAATCTCCACTACCCTTTGTCAGTGCCCAGTCACTCGTTCCGTAGAAGGTCAGCCCTCTCGGCAACTTGTTCGGCTCGTATGGCATCAGCCAATCGGGCTTGAACAAATCTCCCTCGTCCGAGATGGGCTTCTGTTGGTGGAGCGCCTGGAATAATTGAGGGCTCCTGGCTCGGATAGCGTAAAGCTCCTCCAACGGACGCCGGTTAGGCCCATCTGGGAGTAAGGGTTCTCCCTCTTCCCTTCCCAAGGGATCGCCTGCTTCGGCAATAGATGGAATCGAGAGGATTTCCCAGTCCTCTTCTCCGGCGTCGTTCAATTTCTCAACTCGACCACCTATGTCATCGTCATGCCATCTCTGCATGATTAGAACAACAGACCCGCTTCCATCCTTGTAGCTTCGCAAACGGTTAATAAGGACTGACGCATACCAATCCCATACGTTCTGTCGATGCTGTAGGCTACGAGCTTCATCTGCATTCTTGAACGGATCGTCGATAATAGCGATATGAGCGTGGAATCCAATGATACCGCCTGCGACACCGCTCGCCTTGTAACTACCACCTTCTGTCGTCTTCCATGCATCTGCTGCAGCTGCGCTCTGGCTAATCTCAGTCCCAGGAAACACTAGCGCATAGCGCGGGTCCTGAATTATATCCCGAGCAACAGCACCAAACTCCGACGCCTTCTCCTTATTATAACTACCCTCGATAAGCTCAAAGTTCGCGTTCCTACCCATGACCCATGCTGGGAATAACTCACTGGCTAGACGACTCTTCCCTGTCGCCGGAGGGATGAAGATCGCCAACCGTCTACAGCGGCCGGCCTCTACATCCTCTAACTTCGATCCGATCAGCTCATGAACCTCGTACGGCTCGTAGGTTGGGTCAACGAACTTGGCAAAGTCGATCAGTCCCTTTCGAGCCTTATTCAATTTGATAAGCTCACGAGCTACCTCGAGAGGTCTAGCGACTCCAGCCGGAGGCTCGTGCTCACTTGGATCAAAGCGCTCGGCAGCTTCCTCCAGAGCAGCTTTCTCCAGCTCAGCAGCTTCCTCACGGCCCTCTCTCCTCGCATTCAGGAGCTTCCTGACTTCTTCGTTCTTCACCCTGCAGGCTCCGACTGCTCGATCTCAAGAGCTTCAGATAGCTCCAGTCTCTCCTCGTCAGAGAGCTCAGAGAAATCTGCTTCAACAGCTTCGGGATGCGTACTGGCCATTCTATCTAGCAACCCCACCAGCGCTCCGGATGTGGCCTCACTGAGAGAGTGGGTAACAGTCTGGTCAACCTCTTTCCGCTCTGTGTAGCCACGATTCTTCCCGAGTGTCTGTAAGACTTTCCAGCTGTAGGTCAGATCTCCGTTCTGCACTGCTCCAAAGATATTGTCTTCTGCACTATCGACAATGCCCTCTCGGAAGCTATCCATAATCTCAGTCAGGACTGCCGATCGACCGATATGATATACCACAGCCTGTCGACTGCTATAGCCAAGATCCAAGGCAACTTTTGATACATTCCCACGATTAGTAATGATCGCAGTTGCTATAGCCGCTACTCGATCTTCCTCTTGCTTCTTAATAGCCGCTCGAACATCTGGATCGATGTCAGCTCGGGCACTGAGCAACGGAGCGGAGCACCCGACTTTCTTAGCTGCCTCAGCCATATCATGGGACTCTGCCAGAGCCTCAATCATTAGCTCAGAGCTGAACTCCTGTCTCCGACCTACTCTACCGCGACTCATCTTCAACCTCAGGATGTAAGTTCGAGCAGTTGGTTGTGGGGGGTACGAGCGACCAGTAAACGCAAACTCGCGGCTGGCGGACGAACCTTTGATCACTAGTCATCTGCCCGGCCCCCCACAGTCTTCTCTAGCACTCCCCTAGTCGTCTGGACGGAGACTAGCTCGACGCCGGTCAAAGCAGAGATTTCCTCATCCGATCGGCCCTCCTCAATGAGAGACACGACCGTGAGATGATTCGACCACAGTCTTTCGACTGGGAGCACAGTTCTGATAGCTGTTTCCATAATCCAAATATACGAAAAGCACCGACAGTTGTCAAGCCCAAAGGCCGAAGCGCCGACCGATGCGTCGAAAATATGCAACGACCACGCAATAGCTTTCCAAACTGTGGGGATAATATCCCCAAAGTCGGTTCCGATAGACCACTTAGTGTATGATTTTTTGCTCAGAAATTTTTCATGTCTAAGATTAATAAAAAGCGCAACCGGGGGAGGGTTCCGCCGGGTTGGTCCTACATGGTATCGAGTTGCATTGGATACTTTTACATTATTCTATATCGCGCTACGTGGTACCCTATTGTATTTTGCCGAGAAGACTTCGTACTACTTTGTATTATTTGGAATTTTCTAGTGCGATGTCGTGCTACTTAGTTCTAACCCACCCGATCTCGTTGGCATGGTGTTTGCTAACACTGTAATAATATGGTTGACACACCTAGGGGGTGCCGTATAGGTGATGTGGTGTAAGTGGTTGTTTTCGTTGACGTTAGGTGAGGTGGTCATTTTTTTTCAGAATGTTGTCGATTTTCCTTGACATCCGTTCGATACTTCTCGTGATTCATTGCATCGCGGAAACGAACCACTACCCGATACCCGATAGGATGGCGATTCGATAACACCACTAGCCACGCGACAAACATATGCCTAGGGGAACGCCACTAGTTGACGGACGTAGTCAACTACCCTAGCCACCACCTAGCAATTCGGATAGGACCACTAGGTGACGTACGGCAAACCACTAGCGCCATGACCTAGGGTAGTTCCCTACTAGCGCGAATATGGTGGCATGGGACCGACTGGTGACTAGTACACCTACTGCATGGACCGAGTACGCGGGGGGGTTGTACTGGCATGATCTAGGCGGGCGACTATGCTACGGTGTGGGGGTGCCCGTACGGACATACGATGGACTAGGAACTAGTCAGCATTCCTTGTTCGTGTTGTTGTTGTCTGACTACTCAATCAAGGAATGCAACTAATGTCCAATCTCAAGAATATGGTGACCAGCACCTATGTCCTGGATAAGTGCAAGGCTGGGAAGGATAACGAAAAGGGTGTCCAGGTCACGATAGTGCCCAAGAATCTGTCCGAGACCGAACTCCGCGACAAGATCCGTGCTGAGTACAACCGGAACACCCAGCAACACTTCCGGCTGATCTCGGGCCAGACCTTCGCCCAGATGTCGGCGAATGGTAACAAGCACGCGGGGAACTATCGCCCGACCTCCGAGCAGACTCGCCAGTGGGAGTTGATCCTCAAGGAGGGTCGCGCTAGTGTAGATATCGCGGCGATCAGCAAGACTAGCAGCAACGGTCGGGGGGAGACTCGGGAAGAGTACTTCGATCGCATGTTGCTGTCTGGAAAGTCGGTCGAGGATATTATGTCCGAGTTGAAAGCAGCGGCCGAGGATCGCGCGGAAGCTATGCGCGCTGAAGCTAGCGATACCGTCCAGACCGCCGATGAGCCTTTGGCGGAAGCAGCCGGATAATTGAACCGTCCGAACTATCCAAGGAATGTTGACTAGTTTCTATGGTAGGGCATACTCCTATTGTATCTATTCTCTACTCCCTACTCTGGGTGGGCCTCCCCCCACATAAAAAAA